CCGCATTACGTAAAGAACAGTTTGATAATATCAATCGCGATATTGCCAACCTGGTTAATGGCGAATACAAAGCGGCAAACTTAAAAGGCTCTAGTCGTGCAGTCGAAAAGATTGTTTATGACTATGCTGGCGATGCAACCATGATTAAGGATTTATTGCGCGCTACGATTATTGTTGACAACTTCCAACAAGCTGGCGTTGCACTAAGAGAATTACGCGGCCAGTATCGCGTACTTGATGGCGGCTTTAGAAACCTACTCGATCCAAAAGTAAAAGCATTGGATGGCGGGTATCGCGATATTAAGATGAACGTTGAGATTGACGGACATATTGCAGAAGTGCAGATTAGCATTCCTGAATTTATGAAGGTTAAGGATAAATATCATGCGATGTATGCAGAGCGCGATGGTATCTTGCGCCGCATTACAGATGAGAACCGTCAACCTACTAGAGCTGAACAATCACAGATTGATAAGATGAATGCCGAGATGGGCCTGGCTTATGATGAGGCGTTAGCCGCAGTTCTCAATCGCTCGAACTCGGCCTTGTCAACTGGCGCGCCATTACGTAATGCTGAATCTGCTGGGAAAGGTCTTGGTGAAGATTTATCCCAGGCCGCGCAAAAGCCAGGAAAGCCAGGAACAGAACCTAAAGTAACTGGGATTCCTTCAACGTCGAGAAACTCTACTTTTTTAGATGATTTCATTAAGGACACTCCTGACTTAACTCTAGCACAGATTGGTACCGGCGGCAAACGCAATCCTGATTTGATGAACCTGGAAGTGCCAATTGCCGAGCGTATTGACCCAGTAACCGGTGAGAGAATATCGGAAGTGCAAACTGTTAAACAAATTTTGGATGACTTTGAACAAGATAAATCTATGCTGGAGCGCTTAGTGGGGTGCGTTAAATGAGCTTTAGAGAATGTATTAACAATGGCGAGAATGAGGGAAAACTCTCATCGGATCAGGCCGCCAAGGCCAGGGGCTTATTTGACGAGTTAGAGGCGGAGTACGCCAAGAAGATGGATCCTATCCAGGCTGGCTCCCAGGCGGCGAAAGATACTTTTGACGCATTGCAAAAAGAAGCCATCGAAAAGAAACGCGTCAAACTGTTGCAAATACGCAACTGGCAGAAGATTAGCTTTGACTTAAATCAATATGCGGGTGGAGAAAGTTTAGGAAAAGCCGCCCAGGCATTACTGGATCGCGACGAATTTGCTAAGTATTCCAATGTGGAAGCCAGGCGCAAGGCCGTACTCGGTCAAATCTATTCCAAGATGGATGATGTCTTGGCAACCTTTAGACGTCGCGGCGTAACCGGTGGCCTGGGTAATAAAGCCATGGCCAAGGACCTGGTACGCGAAGTGTTTGGCGAGGATACCGGATCGGCCGCCGCAAAAGAATTGGCGCAGTCCTGGTCAACTGCGGCGGATTATGCCAAGCAACGCTTTAATGCGGCCGGTGGCGCCATTCCAACACGTAAGGATTGGGGTATGCCTCAGATCCATGATTCGATGCTTGTACGCAAGGCTGGACGCGAAGAATGGACTAATTTCATCCGAGAGGAATTAGACATAAAAAAGATGGTCGATGAGCGTACAGGGCTTAAATTTACCCCGGAGCGCCTGGAGCTGGCCCTAGCGCAAGTATTCGATTCTATTTCGACAGAAGGCTGGAACAAGGTCAAGCCGTCCGGAGCTGGGAGCGGTCGCTCAATGGCTGGCCGTCACCAGGACCATCGATTCCTGGTATTTAAGAATGCGGATTCCTGGATGAGATACCAGGAGAAATTTGGCAATCCTGAACCGTTCGTCACCATGGTTAATCACCTGGAAGGAATGTCACGGGACATAGCCATGATGGAGATACTAGGGCCTAACCCTAATGCGACGGTGCGGTATATCCATCAAACCGTGATGCAAGACGCCAAGATCAAGGAAGCGAACAATCCGGAAACGAAGATGGTCGAGCGGGCCAATAAAGAGCTGGGTATGTTTGATTCGATGTACGCGATCCTCAATGGATCCACGGCATCCCCAGTCGATGGCACCGTAGCACGCGGCTTTGCCGGCTTGCGTCAAATACTCCAGTCGGCGCAACTTGGCGCGGCCGCCGTCTCTGCCTTAACCGATATTAACTTTCAGCGTATTGCCGCTCAAACTTCGGGAATACCCGCGGCTGACGTCATTAAACGCGTCGCCGATAACCTGGTGCCATTGAACATTGACGAGAAGGGACGCCTGGCATCTCGCCTGGGATTGATTGCAGAAAACTGGACTAGCGTCGCGAACGCCCAGGCTCGATTTGTCGGTGATATGACTGGCCCTGAAATTACGCGCCGCATCTCTGATACGGTCATGCGGATTACAGGGTTATCCCCATGGACCCAGGCCGGACGCTGGGCGTTTGGTATGGAATTTATGGGTTACGTTGCCGACAATGCGGCCAAGAAGTTTAACGAGCTGGATAAGCCGCTCCAGGACACATTAACCCGGTATGGTATCGGCGAAGGTAACTGGGACGTGATCCGTACTTCCGGGCTATACGAACACGAAGGCGCGACATTCCTACGTCCGGAAGAGATCGCTCTGCGGACCGACTTGCAACCAGGACGAGCTGACGATCTAGCGACGCGATTCCTGGAGATGATCCAGTCCGAGACTGAATTTGCCGTACCATCTGCGTCAATCCGTGGCCGCGTCATGCTGGTAGGGGAATCCCGCCCTGGTACGTTTGTGGGTGAAATCTCCAGGTCGTTCGCCATGTATAAGAATTTCCCGGTAACGCTACTCAATACCCACGTGATGCGCGCCGTAAATGCGGAAAACTTTAACAAGAAGGGCGCGTACTTTGCTGACCTGGTTATCTCGACTACTCTATTCGGCGCCCTGGCTATGCAACTTAAAGAGATTACTAAGGGGCGAGATCCACGTACAGTAATGACGCCTGAGTTTTGGGGATCTGCATTACTCCAGGGCGGTGGCCTGGGTATCCTGGGCGACTTCCTATTTAACGACGTTAACCGTTTTGGCGGCGGACTAGAGCAAACTATTGCCGGCCCGGTAGTCGGATTCCTGGACGATACGCGCCGCCTAACAATTGGCAATGTCCAGGAATTAGCAACCGGCAAGGATACTCACTTCATGCGCGAGCTGATCTCATACGCCGGACGCTATACCCCAGGGTCATCCATTTGGTATTTGCGCCTGGCACTAGAGCGTCAAATCCTGGATCGCTTACAGATTTGGGGCGATCCGGACGCTAAACAACGAATGCGGGAAATCGAAGCGCGTTACAGACGAGAGACTGGCCAGCGCTATTGGTGGTCCCCAGGTGATACCGAACCCGAACGCGGGCCGGACTTTGAACGTTTAACTGCGGAACCCCCGCCAAAAAGGAAATAATGATGGAAAAATCTTCTAGTTTAAGGTATAAATTATCAGGAGAAAAAAATGGCTGATTTCCCAATATCACCCGTAGTGAGGCGAGTAGTCTATACCGGCTCGGCTGGTACTGGACCCTATGCGTTCACCTTTGAAATATTGGCGCAAACTGATATTGACGTTTATGTCGATGCAACTCTAAAGACATTAACTACGGATTACACGGTAACGATTAACTCTAACGGTACCGGCGCAGTTAATTTCGTTACTGCCCCAGGATCTACTAAGCGGATCACGATCGTAGGCGCCAGGGATATTACCCGCGCATCCGATTACGTAACTGGTGGCGACTTTACTGCGGCATCGCTCAACGTTGAGCTAGATCAGCAAACCATCTTTAACCAGCAAAATGCGGAAGCCTTGGGTCGTGCGATCTTGGCTCCAGTAACGGACCCGGCCTCTATCAATATGGTGTTGCCGGTGCAAACTTCCCGCGCTGGAAAGATCCTGGCATTCGATTCTGATGGTAATCCCGTAGTCGGTGAAGAGATTGGTAACTGGCGTGGTAACTGGGCCGCTGGTCAAGCCTATACCGTCCGTGACCTGGTAAAAGATTCTAGCAATGCAAACGTTTACCGGGCTAATACGGCCCATACATCGAGCGGCACAACGCCAATCAGTTCAAATGCTGACGTGGCTAAGTGGGACCTGGTAGTCGATGCGGCATCTGCCGCCGCTAGTGCATCAGCGGCCGCGGCATCAGCAAGTGCGGCCGCTAGTTCAGCGAGCGCGGCCTCTACTTCTGCATCGAACGCCTCAACATCGGCCACGAATGCGTCTAACTCTGCTACTGCCGCCAGTACGTCGGCCAGCAACGCGTCAACTTCGGCAAGTGCGGCCAGCACTTCTGCCAGTAATGCGTCAACCAGCGCAACGGCCGCGGCTGGTAGTGCTACTGCGGCGGCGGCTAGTGCGGCATCAATCGATTTATCAGTCCTTACTTCAAAAACATCTGCTACTGGATCATCGATTATTCCATCCGGCACAACTGGTCAGCGTGATGGCTCACCGGTTAATGGTTACTTCCGATACAACTCATCGGTTAATTCGTTTGAGGGATATGTTAATGGCGCCTGGGGTGGAGTAGGTGGCGCGCAAGCCGGTGGCGTTATCTTTGAAAACTCATTAACGATCAGCTCAAACTATACGCTCACCACTAGCAAGAATGGTTTAAGCGTTGGACCAATCACAATCAATAGCGGCGTATCGGTAACGGTACCAAGCGGACAAAGGTGGGTAATATTATGAGTATCATTCTTCAAGGAAGTACGTCGGGTAGCGTTACATTACAAGAGCCGGCCGTTGCTGGATCTACTGTATTGGACTTGCCAGCTACATCGGGTACTGTTGCTTTAACTTCACAAATTACAACACCAAAAGTTATAAATGTTCAAACAGTCACAAATAGCACTCGTGCATCACTTTCTAGTACAGGGTCTACTCCCGCGACACTAACTACTTTTACTTATAATAAACAATCAGCATCAAGTTCGTTGATATTTATAGTAATGATTCCAATGGATGGGGCTTTTAGCGGAGCTTGTGCGGCTGATTTAACCTACGGGTCATCGTCTGCTTTTGGTTCTCTTTATTATGCTTTTACAGGAAATAACTTTGTTCAAGTAATGGAAGGGCAAGCAACACTAACTGGCTATACAACAACAGGAAGCCAAACGCTTACTGCTAGATATTACACGGCTGACAATGCAGGCGGTACGCCAGCAACCATAGTAAATCCAAACTCAAGTGATGACAGCAGAATGATACAGACTGTATCTACTGTTACTGTAATTGAATATTCATAAGGATTTAATCATGGCACTATTTGATAAAGTAATTTCTACATACAATGGGTTTACGGGCTATCAAGGTAACCCACCCACAACCGAACAAGAATACAATTCTCTTGATTGGTTTGGTGATTGGCAAAAACCAGCTTGGGGAGAATTGCAAGTAAAAATTAATGAACTTAGTGTTCAGGTTAAGCGTGCCGCAGAATACCCGCCCATCACAGATTACATTGATGGTGTAGTAAAGGGTGACCAAGCACAGATTGATAAATACATTGCTGACTGCTTGGCGGTCAAGGCTAAGTATCCGAAGGGAGTGTCATAATGGCATCAATTATTACAGCCACAACTACAAGTGGATTAACCCAATCTGCTGACAATAGCGGTGTATTACAGTTAGCATCGGGTGCTGGTAACTTAGTTACTGTTCCATCGGTAACAGGCACAGCAATGGTTAGCGGTAATATGCCAGCGTTTAGTGCTTATCAATCATCTGCACAAAGCGTTTCTGCTGGCACTTGGACAAAAATACAATTACAAACAGAAGATTTCGACACAGCTAATTGTTTTGATAGTTCAACTAATTATAGATTTACACCTAATGTTGCTGGTTATTATCAAATAACTGGAAGAATTAGACCAAACTCAACTAATGGAGAAGCCGAAATAGGACTTTATAAAAACGGCTCTGCTTGGTTTCATGGTTCAAATGTTAATGTCAGTTCAGGAAATCAATGGGGTGTTCTTGGTACTGGTTTGCTTTATATGAATGGATCAACAGATTATGTTGAAATGTATCTTTACATTACTAACGCTGGAACATTAAGCACTGGTAGGCAAAACACATATTTTCAAGGTTGTTTAGTGAGGTCAGCATGACATTATACGAAAAGATTATTCGGTTATATCCTGAACTTGCAAATTACAATTTTGCATTTGGTGACATTACTTTACAAAACGACAGCGATGGCAAAGGCGATTACATTGCTAAGTGGGAACACCCAACCTTGCCAAGACCAACAGCAGAGGAATTAGCATGACTACAATCATTAACGGCAGTTCGCCATCTATAACTTTTTCTGATGGCTCGGCACAAACAAGTGCTACAAGACCATTCCTCAACCGCATCATCAATGGTGCGATGGTGATTGACCAAAGAAACGCTGGTGCTAGTGTTACAAATGATAGTGCAGACCTTAAATTTGCTGTTGATAGAACGAATATTTATGGTGCGGTTTCATCTAAATTTACAGCTCAACAAAATGCTGGTTCAGTAACACCGCCAGCAGGTTTTACTAATTATTTGGGATGCACTTCATCATCTGCATATACTGTTGGAGCAGGAGAAAACTTTTGGGTTCAGCAAAGAATTGAGGGTTACAATGTTGCCGATTTGGGATGGGGAACTGCGGATGCTAAAACAGTTATTGTATCTTTTTGGGTGCGTAGCTCATTAACAGGTACATTTGGTGGTTCATTTCAAAATAGTGCAAGCAATCGTTCATATCCATTTAGCTACACAATTTCTTCAGCAAATACTTGGGAACAAAAGTCTATAACTGTTGCTGGGGATACGACAGGAACTTGGCTAACAACAAATGGCGTTGGATTAAAAATAACTTGGGGTATTGGAGTAGGCTCTACATTTAGTGGAACTGCTAATGCTTGGGTAGGTTCAAATATTAATTCTGTAACAGGCGCAACATCCGTAGTCGGCACAAACGGAGCAACGCTATATCTTACAGGTGTTCAGCTTGAGGTAGGCTCTACAGCTACTAGCTTTGATTACAGACCTTATGGTACTGAGTTAGCTTTGTGTCAGCGATATTTTGTTACTGCAACAATGGCTGTAAATACTGTAGGTTCAATTAATAATTGGTATTGGAATATGAGGGCTTCACCAACAGTTACTGGGGGTGGTGCAGGATTTGCGGTAAACGCATCAAATGCTTATTGTGGTGGACTGTATCAAACCACTCAAGGCTCACAAACACTTTTAGTTTCTGCGGAGTTATAAATGTATAAAACTTTAGTAGACCGTTTTACAAATCAAGAAACTGCAATATTGCGTTTATCTGATAACGCATACATCCCATTTGACCCAGCCAACACCGACTACCAAACCTACCTAAAGTGGGTAGCTGAGGGTAATACACCATTACCAGCAGATGAATAGGTGACAAATGACCGACGATCTTAACCAGCAAATCGGCCGCCTTGAAGCACACGTCGAGCAACTCCAGCGCGACATGACTGATATAAAAGGTAGCATTAAAACTATGAGCGATCAGATGAATCGCTGGCGCGGAGCTGGCGCCATTCTCTTAATGGTGGGCGCGGCATTCGGTTGGTTGATCGATATGCTTTATAAGGCCATCGGAAAGTAAGCACATGATATGGCCGACGACTTTGGGTTTACAGAAGGCGTTAAAGGTCTTAGCGGATCTCTTGATGCGGCGCGAGAAGCCAGCAAAGGTTTATCCAAGAGTATCCAAAACGTCCAAAACGACGGCCTCGAACTTGCCCAGCAACAAGCCAGGGAACGCAAGATCGCCGAAAAGCGCGCCGCGCTCCTTAAAGAGCGGGCCATCTTCAAAGCGCTCGAAGAATACAAGCACCGTAAACTCATCAGCGACCAGGAATACAAAGCAAAAGTAGAATTTGTAAAGAAGTACGGCACCAAGGAATGGGCCGAAGTGTTAAAAATTAAGAGTGATATTGAAGAGCTGGAAAAGAAAAGTAAAAAGTTATTCGATGCGGATTTAGATAAGGTGCGGCGGGTACAGTTTTTATGCTTTCTCGCCGCTGGTTGGTGTGCATACTATCTTGTTTGGGGGTTTAAAAAATAATGGCAACAAAACCGATATGGGAAAAAGAACGGCCGAAGGCCCTGGGCAAATCCAAGAAGCTATCACCTGGCCAACTGAAAGCGGCCAAGGCAATGGCAAAGAAAGCGGGCCGCCCTTACCCGAATATGATTGATAACATTCGCGCTAAAGCAATGGGGAATAAATAATGTTTCCATTAACTGCAATCGTTGATGTCGGGATGAAAATCCTGGACAAGTTTATCCCTGACCCGGAAGCTAAAGCCAAGGCCCAGCAAGAACTTTTAAAGATGCAACAAGAAGGAAGGCTGGCAGAACTCAATGCAGATAACATTGAGGCGCAAGAATTAACCAAGCGCCAGGAAGCGGACATGGCCAGCGATTCCTGGTTGTCCAAGAACATCCGCCCCATGACTTTAATTTTTATCTTGCTAGTCTATACAACGTTTGCCGCAATGAGCGCCGCAGATATTGAAGTAAACAATAATTACGTTGAACTCCTGGGCCAATGGGGAATGCTGATTATGTCATTCTATTTCGGCGGAAGATCCCTGGAGAAGATCATGGAAATGAAAAAGAAAAAAGATGAATCTAAGTGAACATTTCTCCCTGGATGAACTAACCCATACCGACCACCGGCAGTTTGACAATACGCCCAATGCGTCGGAGATGGCAAACCTGGTACGCCTGGCCGCTTTCCTGGAAGAAGTTAAGACAGTCCTGGGTGGCAAGCCGGTAATGATTAACTCAGCATTCCGTTGCAAGCAAGTCAATGACGCAGTGGGATCCAAGGATACAAGCCAGCATCGGATTGGATGCGCCGCAGATATTCGAGTGCCAGGCATGACGCCCGACGAAGTAGTGAAAGCAGTTATCGCGGCCGGCCTGGAGTACGATCAGATCATTCGCGAGTTTGATCGCTGGACCCATATCTCTATCCCGAACAAGTCGGAAGATAAGCCGCGCCGTCAAGCGCTGATTATTGATAAGGCCGGGACCAGGGCATACGCATAAAAAAATCCCCGCACTAGGCGGGGAGTTAAGCCAGGCACGTGAAACCTGGAAGGGTCTCTGCAAAGAGATACATTAATTTACCACGATCTCGATTCCCCTGGTTAAGTAAGGTTTGATCCTTATCAATCCACGTCGCTCCAGGCGGTGCATCATGGCATGAACTGTTGACGGGCTTGTGTATCCTAGCGCCTGGCATATCTCCCTGGTGCTAGGGTAAACCCCATGATCTGCATGATGCTTGACCAGGTGATCGAGCAATCTTTTTTGCATCGGTGTTGGTGCTAATTTCATTAGTCACCCGCCCATCGAACGCCGGACCGTCCCATCTTTGCGTTGTAACGATCCTCGAACTCGTTGGCCAACTCGGCCAGGGACTTCTCATGGGGACACTTGTGTACCTCGTCAATCTCTAAAGTCTTGCCGCATTTCTCGCACACGTGGCCCGCGAAAGGAATTGGCTCTACGTTTTTCTCTGCCTTCCTGGCCTCGATGTGATACTCCAGTCTCTCCTGAAAGTAGGATTTTATTTTCATCATTTCACTCCCAATATTTGTAATGTTTTTGACCTCTCGATGCGGGCCTCTTTGGCTGGTGTTACCTTCTCAGGCTGGGCCTTATAGGATCGCATGGCCCACTTGATTCGCGCCGCAATAGAACCGTCCGGACTTTTAATATAACCTTCTTCGGCGTCGGCCATGTTGTCCATGATCTTGGATTGGAGCTGGTCGATCTCTTCGTCCAGGATCTTGGCCTGGGCCTTTGCCTCGATCAAGCGGCGCGCATAGTTAGCCGCATCACCGGACAACTCAATCGCTGGCCTGGAATCGTCAACGCTGGGATACGCCTTGACTGCATCGGCCGGACTAATTGCCGGGTACCAGGACTTACTATTAACGCGGCGCGTGAACTCTTTGCATACGTCAATGATCTGCGTTTGCATATTGCCACTCGCCTGGTAAAAGAATAAGCGCAACTCGGTCCCGCGATACAAGGTCGCGATCACTCCCCAGGTGTAGCCAGCACAAAGCAATTGTGCCTGGAGCTGGAGCGGACCACGATATAAGGGTGGCTCATCTTCGGGCATGGCGCTTGTTAGTTTGGATTCGCAACATCCCAGGCCATTCAATGTGACGCTATCGGTGCCGATCACATAAATACCCATGTCGGGATCCGTAGTAACAACGCGGCCATCACCTTTCCAAATTGAATCGAGCGAACATTGCAAAATGATCTCGTCATCTTCCAGGTAAGAAAGCGCGTAGTCAACTTGCAACTCCTGGATCTCGATGCCCAGGCGTTTGGCCGCCTCACTAATGATGATTGGCTCTAACGTGTTGCCCCAGTCTGCGGCCTCAACATTAAAGGGCGGGCGCGGCTTGCCTTCCATCGCGTCGATGCTGGCCGCCAACTCGTCATTCGGTGAGCGAAACGGTGATACCCCCATGATGCTAGGGATCCGGGACCCGGACGGGAGAATGTCGTTTGTAATTTTTCCAACCATTTTATTTTCCTTTCGGGAAGTCAATAAATACACACTCGTTATAAATCATGCGGCCCTTTGCGTCGTAATAATATTCGCCGCAACCCGCGAACCATTCGATCGTAATCACCGCAAGCAACGCGGAGAATGCAAGCATCATTAAACCTTGCAATAGAAACGAACCAATTTTTTTCATTGAAATTTCTCCAGTAAGTAAAGCGTCACAATGATTACCAGGATCGCGAAGAACCCGGCAAACATAAAAACCAATCCGGTGATTAACGCATCGAGCATTTGAGTATCCCTTCTGCGGCGAGTGATGCCGCTCTCTTTTTCAAAGTCGCATCGCCCCTGGTCAATACGTTAATCATGTCAACCTTTTCTTCCAGGTACATTTTTGCCCAAGCCGGATCGCATTCAAGCGCCAAGTCGATGCCCGATAAATTCGAAATGATGTCGGCCAGCTTGATCGTCTGCGCGTCGTCACTCGCGTTGGCCATAACATTGCGATTGATATACGCTCTCACAATTCGATCGCCATCTTCATCGTCGGCCGCGTTCGTGACCTGGTAAACCAGGTGCGCGATATTTTCGTTGAACTCCAGCACCAGGTCGGTATATGTCACGCCGCAATCTTCAATGACATCGTGCAAAACTGCGGCGGCCAGGACGTCATCGTCATCGCATACGCCGCGGACAATCTGCATCACTTCCATAGGGTGACTGATGTAAGGCAAGCCGCTAAACTTGCGGAGCTGGCCATCGTGCGCCTGGTCCGCGAATAGTGTTGCTCTTGCGATTAGATTCATCATGCTATTGCTCCTTCCGCTCTGTTGACAACATTACGAACCGCACTAATGGACCAGGCTCTTTTGCCCGTGGCCGTCGCGATTCCCCTGGCTGATAACCCGGCGGCAATCTTGGCCAGGGTCGCGCATCCGAATTTTTTTAACTCCTGGATCACGGGGTAAACCTGGGAAGCGAAATCGTTTGCCTGGCTCGCCGTGACCAATCCGCCGGCCTGGGCGCCGTTGGCTGGGGTGGGTGAACCTAATGACATTCCCCTCGCCTTGCGCGCCGCCAGGGCCTTCTTAGTACGTTCAGAAATCTGCGCTCTTTCTAACTCTGCCACGTTTGCCATGAGCTGGAGAATGAATCGGCTCATCGCTGGGTCTTGGAGATTTGGCATATCGAGCGCCATGATCGGGACCTGGCGATCCAGGAGCGTAGTCAAGAATCCGACGTTACGGGTTAGACGGTCCAGCTTTGCAATCATCAACGTGGCGCCTTCTCTTTCGCATTGCTCCAGGGCGGCCCTCAATTGTGGTCTGCGCTTGTCAGTCTTGCGGCCGCTTTCGATCTCAACATACTCGGACACTAGCTCATAGGGTGAGCTGGCCAGGAATTGATTGATCGTATTTTTTTGGGCCTCTAAACCCAGGCCGCTTTCGCCCTGTTTCTTGGTACTCACACGGTAATACGCAATCACTTTCATAATTTCACCTCGCTAATTTCACGGCCCGGATCATCGGGCGAACTGGCCGCGCGGCAACGAATCTCGTACTCGCCGAATGCGGCCTCGTAGTCCCTGGAATATAAGCCGGCGTACATTTTGCCGTCGGGGTCTTGCAAGAACGTCGCATACTCGCGAACGTCCAGGCGCTTGACCAGGACGACGGCAACCGGGCGACGGACTGCATCGCCCTGGAATACGGTCCGGCGTAGGATCGCCAGTTTCATGCGGCCAACCTACCAACACAACCCTGGCCGTACCCGTCATCGCCCAGGCTGGTGATCCTGGCGAGTGTCGCGCTTTCCTGGGCATCGCACATTGATACTTCGGCACACGCGAACCCGACTGCGGCCGGGAAGTATCTGCCGCAAGGCATCACAACCGCATTCGCTCCGGCGATGTACGCGCCGCTATATTCGCTATCGAGAATGTCGTATCCAATTTCCAGGCCGTACTTTTGGCACACGGTCCTGGCCATCACGGTCAGGAACTCGACGCTATACGATCTGTTGATGAACACGTAGTCGGCACCGAACCGAACTTCCTGGCCGTCGATCGCGGAGTATCTTTGGCCTTTGTAGTCTTGCATCCCGTCGAAGTAAGACGCCTCGAAGATCGAGACTGCGGACTTTACTGCGTCGGCAGTAGGCCCGTCCTGGTACCGAACGGTGATGCTGGCACCCATCGAGTAGGTGCTGGACTTGACGCTGAATTTAACGCCTGGGAATGATTCTTTCAGGACCGAGCGAATCATCTTGGCGGTTTCTGCACAACTGAGATAATTTTTCATTCTGATTTCTCCTGGATTAACGTTGAACTACTGGGATCATGTTGCCGTCTTGCATTTCTGCGAGTAAGAACTTTGCGCGGTTAAGCGCCTGGCGAATACTCTCTTTGCTTTGGCCGTCGTCACCTTCGATGCCGAGCATTTCCTGGCAATCTGAAAGCATACTCATCACGTAGGACAAGGCGCCGTTGCGTTGGTAGGTGCCGGATTCGAGAACGATCTTTTCGAACCGCTCGATACTGCATCCAAACATTTGCTGGGATACTGCTGGGTCAATGTCGAAACTTTCCATCTTGTTTTCCTTTCGTTTGTTGTTTGTACGCTTTTATTATGGTCCCATTACGATACCATTGCAACACCTAAATGAAAATATTTTGTAAATAAACCACAACCATGACAGAAAACCCCACTAAACCCACCCAGCTACACCTTACCCAGCGATTGCGGGCCGAGCTTTTCGAGCAAGCCAGCAAGGAGCGCCGGTCCATGTCTAGCCTGGCCGAAGAGCTGATCGCCCTGGGCCTGAACTCTCGCCGCCAGGCTATCGAAGATCGGATCGATCAGGTGCTACATGGCCGGGGGTAAGCGCAATCGCGAACGGGGCGCGGAACTCGAACTCGAAGTCGTTCACACCTGGAAAGCCCAGGGCGTTGAGGCCCAGCGGGTCCCGTTATCGGGCGGAGCTGGCGGGATGTTTATTGGTGACGTGATATTGGCCGGCTACACAATCGAATGTAAGCGGCGCAAGGATGGATTCGGAGTGTTATACGACGCTCTGAACCAGCAAGGGAGCGACTTCCTGGTAGTGAGAGCTGACAGAAAGCCGCGCCTATACGTGATCCCGGAAGAGACGATGCTCTTGTGGCACCGTCAATACGGGCTTTTTAATTTCAACTTAGCAAATAGCAAGAAGGAGCAAGACAATGAGCTTTGATTTAGGACTAACGGGCGAAGGCGGCGGGCAGTATATCCGCTATAACGCCAGCACCGGAACCTGGAACGTGGACGGCAACCAGGTACAACTCGGTCAATTCCTGGTCGATCCTACCAGCCTCAAAACTGGATGGGGAAAGATCGTGGCCGGGACATCCCCGAACTGGCAATGGGACACGCGGCCGGGCGTCAAAGGCGATCAGCCTAGCGACGAACACAAACGCGGGTTTTCTCTGCAAATCTATTCGAAGGCCATCGGCCAACGCGAATGGTCAACCAACTCCGCCGGCAGTAACAAGGGATTGTCTGCCATTTGGGGGCAGATCGCGGACCAGTCCGTGGCCAACCCTGGCAAGGTACCCGTCCTTAAATACACGGGATCAACGGTAATCGCGATCGGCAAAGGATCCACCCAGGTACCCAATTTCGTCCTGGAAAAGTGGATCGATGCGCCAGCCGATTTCATTTTGTACGACGCACGTGGATTTACTCAGGAGCAAAATTCGAAACCCGCACCCGCACAAGCGAAGGCCCCGGCCCCAGCACCAGCGGATGACATCGACGAATTTTGATTAACTTTTGAGTAGGGGCCGCGGTTAATCCCGCGGTCTTTTTTTCCCATGACGGAACTGGTACAACACATAGAACAAGTCGCCCAGTATTTTTGGGGCGAACCAAATACAAAATTATCCAAGCCGGGGAAAGAGATCCGGTTTGGTACGCATGGGTCCAAGTCAATCGATCTCGAAAAGGGAACCTGGTACGATCACGAACAGAACGAAGGCGGCGGGGTCGCGGATCTAATCCGCAAAGAAACCGGCGGCGCGAAGATTGAAGCCTGGATGAGTGAGAACCTGGGGGTCCAACTCACGCCCAGGGCAAGCA